AGGTCTTCAGCATAGTGCCCTTCCACGAGCATGCTTGGGCCATCAACTTCTGTGCGGAGAGCGTAGTTATCCCGGACAGCCACCTTGGTGTAGGTGCTCTGAACGTACAACTCCAAGTCCCCGGCAACCGCCGAAGCTAGTGCGAGATCATTGTTCTGAACGGTCCCCGTAAAGTTCGTGCAGGACATCGCTTCTTTACGGGGTGCCCCCACAGCGATGTGGACGTTGATGCCCGCATTGTTGCTGACCGTGGCGGAACCGTCGATGAGGTAGCCCCGCCCTTGGGTGGACCCCACGATATTGAAATCCACCAGACCGTAGATGGAGTCCAGACAGATGCCCTGGTAGAAACCGACCATGTAGTTGTGTGTGATGTGGTTGAACGCACTGGCCCCGATTCCTGCACGGGTAAACCAGATACCCCCACCCTCACTCAGAGCCTGCATGGCCCCCGGGTTCGCCCCATCTTGTTCGATGTAGTTGTGGGCAAACACGTTATTGCCGCCAATGGCGACACTGCCCACCGTCACGTAGAACCCGAAGTCGAGAACCCCGATGGCGTTGTTGTCCTCGAACCGACTCTCCTCGAAGCTGCCGTCCCCGTGAGTGGCCGATACGACCGCCAAGAAGCCCTGTGAGGGCCCTCTCAGGCGGCAGTTCTTTACATGCACCCGTTCACAGGTGGCACCCGTGTTGATGAAGAGCACACGGTCAGCGGTAGCTCTGTCACGTCCAGGGCTACCTGGAGGATAGGTCACTTCGTCCAATGTGCTGCGGAAGGGGACATTCTGGATGAGGGTGTCGTGGTGGCCGTTGAAGTCGATGAGCGCCTTGTCGACCGAGTCCCACCGGACTTCCATCTTCTCAGTAGACTGCATCAACTGCGGGCTGCCCGTGATGATGATCCCGTCACTCTTGATCTGGATCGGCAGGTTGGCGTCCGCCTCGTCCGTGTACCCTACGACCTTGATGTGAACCCGACGGCCTGGGTTCCCTGCGTCCGGGTTCTGGATCTCACTGGCATAGGCCACAGCGTCGGCGAGGGAGGTGAAGTGCGGGGTGTCCGCCTCCATGTTCTCCGTCTGCCCGACGTAGATGTCGACCCGCTGATCCACGTCCACCAGCGGATACCGGAGATCATGGACCAACGGCCCTGCCCCCAAGTCGTAGCACTTGGAGATGAGGATGTGATCCTTGCTGTAGTCACCCGTGGTCAGCGGGAGCGTGTCCGACATCGCCATCGTGGGGCAGGCGGCGGACGTATCGACGTACAGGTACTTGGCGTAGGGCGCTGCCGGAGGAGCGAACTGGACGTACCCGGGCGGGATCGTGAAACGCTGACCCCGAACCAGAACAGTCATCTCTGTGTAGGTTGCCCGCACATTCAGCCCAGCAACCGTGAACGTCGGGACTCCACCTTCCAGAATCCACGAGGAGAAGAGGTCCCCGAAGTTGTCGACGTTGTCCTGCACCCCCGTATCCCGCATCCGCACCGTGACGGAACCGTCGAGGTTGTGGACAACCTCGGCACCGTCAAAACGAAGGGTACTCCCACGGGCGGCCTGCCCGTAGGTGGTGTCGTACTGGTAGTCCGTGAGCATCGTGCCCGTCGCACCCCAAGCAGGGCTTGTGTGACGACGCAGGATGGCCTTGTGGCCCGACGCCAGGAAGCTGCTCACCCCGTAGACACCGCCACCGAAGGGGTTGAGGAGGTCCGTTACCGGGTCCGTACCGCCCGAAAGACGCTCCCTTGTCCCGAAGTAGCCCCAGGTCGCCGCACGCACATCCTCGTCGGCGAAGTTCGGAGTTCCGAAGGGTGTTTCCCCCTGAAGGATCTCAACGAACCCGGCCTGCGGGATGTCCGCCGCATGGTAGCCCTCCAGGGTGATGGCGCTGGCCGTACCCCCGTCGTACCACGACTGGATGTTGGGGCCGTCCTCCAAGGGGATCATCGTCCGGCCACCATACACGTCAGCGAAGTCCGGTGACCCCGCAACGCCACTGCCACTTGCACACGCCCCAGACACCGAGGAACTGTAGGAACCTGTAACCCTGCTCCCTGTGCCCGTCTGGCCCGCCTCAAGCGTGTAGGGCACGCAGCAGGCGAAGATGATGAACTCCCCTCGGGGGTTGTCAGCGTGAACGTCTACGCCAGTGCCCATCTGCAAGGGCGAATCTGAATTTTCGGGGCTCTCAGACAGCCTGATCAGGCCGTTAGCGTAGTCCACCTCAACGAAGGACTCACCGTCGGTGCCATCACCCAGGACCATGTCGTTGGCTGCTACAGGGTGGGACCACTTCGGGGCGATGTTGCCGTTACCGTCGATCTCCGCCGCGTAGAGCACGACCTTGAAGCCCATGTCATAGAGGTTGCCCGGATTGACGCTGTTGTGGGGGCCGTTGGTAGCCGTATCGAACACAGCCTTCTCGGCCTTGTTCGGGAACGTACCGGGCCACCCGTCAATCGTCTTGGTGCTCCGCTCAATCCACCGAGGGTCGAGCAGGTTCTTGATTCGGGCCGAATCCACGGCGTCATAATCGAAGGCTGCGCTCATCCAGATAGACGAAACAGGCTCGTGGATGCTCACATCCAGGAAGATCTCATCCCCGGCAACCGTGGGTGTCTGAAGTTCGAACATTCGGTCGCACCCGAAGAGGGAACGCCCGGTTACGGGGTCAGCCTCATCGATCCTGCGGAGCGCCCAACCCCTCCAGTCTCCGCTGGCTCCAGGCTGGAAAAGCACCTCGTAGTAGCCCAGCAGCGACCCCAACCCCGCCTGGAATCCTGTGACGGGGTCGTGGACGAGTTCAGCGTTGCCTTTGACAGTGGCCCCTCGGATACAGAAGATCTTCCCTGTGTAATCCGTGTGGTCAGTGTCCTCAATGTAGATGTTCATGGTCCCGGCGATGAAGACCGTGAGGGAGGGACCTACACCACCACCACCATCCAACTTGCCGTTCATGAAGGTGATGGGCTTGGGGACAGGAAGCAAGGGGCCCTCGTCATAGACGTTCGGCCCCATCGCATTCGACCAACTGGTCAACTCCTCAACCCAGGTGCCGCCCGTGAAGTCGTCCCTCGGGTACTGCTGATCGGACCCCAGCGCCCGTGCGGGCGGCAGGATAGCGAAGGTCTTATCCTCGGACCCCGGCAGGACCACGCAACGGGAGGCCGCCGGGGTCACGATGGTGATGGACCTGATGACGGCCAGGTCCGGCAGGACAGGGATGCTGAAGTAGTCGGACAGTTGCTTGCCCTGATCCAATATGATGGAGGCATCGTCGAACGCGGCGATCCTGAAGATCTCGTAGGGGGAAAGCACTTCCAGGGGCGCACAGGCTTCGCCACCGCCTACCGTGTTGATGAACCCGTCACCGACGCCGCCCGCAGCCGCAAAGGTGCCGCCAAGGGCCCCCTCCGTGCCTGTCATAGACACGATCACGTAGAGGCCGCCAGGGTAGTCGTCCTCCCACGTAGCGGGATCGATACCGTACAGTTCCTGGATGCCCCTCGTGAGAGGATCGAAGGAGGCCAAGCCTGGGGTGCCTACGCCACTCACGTCGATGGCGGCCACGGTATCGAGGGTCAGAACGTCCGGGTCGGTGACCGCCTTGTTGTTCTCCACCAGCCACTGCCAGATCGTCCGGCGGTTCTTGATGGTGGGTCCGATCACACTGTAGGAGATGGGGCACCCAACCAGGGAGGCTCCCTTGTTGCCGATCCGGTTCGTGTTCGCCGAGTAGGGCACGAAGTTGATCTCGGGCAGGCCCATACGCCCAAGCTGGTTCGGAATCACCTGAAGCGGGGCCGGAGCCTCCGCCATGGTGTCGTTCATGATCCCCGTGGGCTGAAGGGTCCAAGACCCTGCCCACGATCCGGCCATGCCCTGTACCGCACTGGCGGCCTGGATGGATCGAGCAGCCGGGGTAGCCGGGTACTTGCCCAGCATCTCTTCCCACGGAGCCCTGCCGGACTGAGTGTGGGAAGTGATGCGGTCGGCTCCCAGCCGTGTGTTCGGGTCGCCCATGTCGTTCCTCCTGCTCTACATTGGCAGGTTATAGGCCCATTACGAGGGGATCAGCGGGTTCCCGTAAGAGTCCGTCACCTCAGAGGGGGCCAAGACCTTGATCCCACAGATGCCTCGGACCAGTCGGCTGCTGGTCGAGGGCCCCGTGGACCCGTTGAAAGTAGCACTCCCACTCTCATCCGCCTCGTGGTCGAAGTCGTAGTTGTAGGGGGTGCCTGGTGCGGGCACGCTTGACGGGTCCTTCATCAGCACCTTGACCAGCACCGGAACCTCATCCCCCTGCCCCTTGGCAAGCGTAGCCAGCGGCCCGATGTCGACCTTGATCTGGCACGTCGCTGTACCTTCCAAGGTGTCGTGCCACCAGAACGTGTAGGGACCAACCACCTGACACCCGGCTCCGTCCAGAATCGGGTCCTGCTTGTTGGGGCCTTCACCGTTCCTGCGGCCTACGTCCATCCATGTCGTCTGTCCAGGCACCTTGACCATGACAGCTACGCCGTTCGAACCCCCAGGTCCGGGAGGGCTGAACCGCAAGTCGTCCAGTTCAACGCCGGAGAGCTTCAGGTAGAGGATGTTGTCACCCACTACGTTTTCGCCCGTCGACCGGGTGCGAGCCACGTCAAAGGCACGCACGTAGACCCGGTCGCCCGTGCAGGCACTGTAGTCTGGCTGCGCCACCATCGGGTAGGTGCCGATGCTGGGCTCGTACCCACCGTTCAAGTAGTCGATCTTCGGGTACATGCAGATGCCCGCCGAGGGGTAAGGCACCGTGACCCAGTCGTTCATCGGCGGATTGCGCTCCGGGAGGCCCGCTACCTGAAGCTCCCCGGTGAGGATCGTGGCCAGGTTGCCCGTGCTGGTCTCGTGCAGGAAGTTCTGGACCCATGAGGCGTCCAACCAGCTTCCTGTCATTGTCGCACCAGCCTGGACGGGAACAGGGATTGGTCCGCCGGACCAGCCCTGCATGCCCGGGCCGACCAGTTGGTATTGACCCTCTGACACCGGGATGCCTGTCCACCGACTGTCGTAGCGGTAGATCTCGTCCAGGAACCGCTCGTCGTAGTCCTTCTCAGGAGTGACCAGCCACCCGTAGCACGCCTGCGGGGCTACCCCAGCGGGCACTCCGTTGGCGTAGATCCCGTCCCCACCACCGGCGAAGTGGAAGTTGGTCGAATGGAACAGGATGGTGTCGCTGTTCTCCAGCCCCTCACCCGAACCATCCGGGGCGCTGTAAGCGGGCTGTACCGCCTCCATCCAGTCATCGTGAGCCAAAGGCCGCCGCACGAAGAACCTCGGGCGAGCGTTCTGGGAGAAGGAGGGGTTCTCCTCATCCCCGATGAGAGTCACTGCCCCACTGAGGGCGATGTCCATGTCGTCCGCAGGCTGCGGGGCGTTGGTCTCCGAGAAGACACCGCCACCGTTCGAGCCCAGGAAGTTGAAGGGGAACTCCACTCGCTGCCACCTGGTGCCCCTTGTGTCAGTGAACGTGGCCGGGACGGTGAATGTCGGGATGCCGTCGGGCTCCCCGGTGTCCGTGTCGTAGGAGAACGGGGACAGGGACAGGAAAGCGGGGCACGGACTAGACAGTTGCGCCGGGTTGGCCGCTGCCGTCAACGGGTTGTCGTCCGTCCTGTAGCCGTCCCGCCAGGGGTTAGCTGCACCCTGCACCGTTGCGGTGAGGGTGGTGATCGTGAAGTCCGATGTTCCCGCTGTGTGGTCCAACGGGGTGAAGTATTGGACGCCGGAGACGGCCATGAAGCCGTCCATACTCCCGACCGTGTAGTCCCATGTGTCGTTCGTCACCACGATGTCGTCGTGAGTGTCCCTGTCGCCCACGAAGATGGCCGTCTTGTTGTTGTAGTACGAGAAGGAGCCGTACCCGTAACCAGGGGCCGGACCTCTCGGGGACAACTCAGTGGCCGGGTCCTCATTGACGATGTTGCCGTAGTTTTCGATGGCAGAAGCCGCTGGAGAAGCCCCATACAGTTCGTACCCTGCCGCAACGTCCCACGGCATGGTGCCGTCACGGACGAACTTCTCGAAGTCGCCCTCGGTCTTGAAGTGCATCATCCAGTAGGTGCCCTTGGGGCCTACCGAATCGGAGTCAGGCACGTAGAAGGAGTGCCGGAACCGGGCAACCTGCCAGTACCAACAGTCCTGTCCGAGGAGATTGGAAAGAAGATCGGAGGATCCTTCCCCTGAGTCGTCGAGAAGGGGCGCATAAGCTCCCGCAAAAATCAGCTTGTAGACACCAGGAGTGACTTCCTCGACCCAAGTGTCATCGTCATCGAACTCTGCCTCAAGGGCAAAGTACCGTGCGGTCTCCTTGGTTTCCAAGGGATCGATACCCCGAGGGGTGTACTGGAGTCCGATGTCTGACCCGTACCCTGCCAACACAGGGAGCCGGTACGAGAAGAAGTTCGTGTCGAAGATAAAGCTCAGGCCCAAGTACGGGAGAAATCCGTACAGGAGCGGGATCAGCGCCGGGTTATCGTAGGCCGTGATGTCCGCTCCCAGAATCGGGATGCCGTAAGGAGAGATGTTGCCCTCCCCTGCTGCGGGGTCGGTGCCCAAGCGTACCTGGCCAGGCCCCGGGATCTCCGAGTCCGCCTTGCGGTTAGCCCCCTGCACACCGTCACCGTCAAAGTCATCCCACGGGTCGGGCAAGGGCTGCCCGTCAATGGACGAGACGCCGGAGAAGATCTCGGCCAGGTTGTACTGGCCACCGGCCCTGCCAGGGTAAGCGAAGGGATCGTAGGATCCCTGCTCGTCCACACCGGGTTCGAAGATGCCCCCGGGCTCACCGTCACACATGACGGGAGCGCCCACAGAGTCATCCCAGTGGATACAGTCGCCGCCACGGATGCCCTGCCCCAACAGGATGGCCGCCGCACACCTGGTCAACAGATCCTGCGCCAGGAAGGCAGCCACGTCTCCGTCATAGGGCCACCAGATCAGGGCCAGAACACCCCTGTCCGCCGGGTACAGCATGGTGCTGACACACGCAGGGATGACCCCCATTGAGAGGGGGAACATGCTTGCTGTCCTCACCACGTCCGTACCGTCCGAGAAGGCTCCGGCTCGTCCGTAACCGTCACCCCCACCGATCACGGTGCCTACATTCCACAGGTCCCCGAAGCGGAACTCAAAGTGGGGGTCAGAACCCCTCTGGTCATCACCTGCCTGATAGTTTTCACTGTTCCAATTCGGTAGCAGACCCATAGGACGGGTGTAGAAATCCACTGCCGGGGAGGGAGGCGTGAAGTAGTAGGGGTAGATGTAGTCGGGTTCGTTCTCGTCCTCCTGACCGCTGAAGATCCCCGTAATCGGAACCGTGATGCTCCCCTGTTCGACCAGGTTCGAGTCGATCAACCCAAGGATGCCCCAACCAGGTAGGTTGGACGTAAAAGGCACTCTGAAAGAACCAGGCGGGACACCCATCTCATACGGCTGGATCTTGAGTCCCGCCATGAGAGCGTCCAGGCTCTGCTCGACGTTCCGTGTCCCCAACAGGTCAGGAGCATCGTCTACGCTGATGGCCGAGGCGGGGTGTGCTCCCACGGGGTCCTGGATGTGCGCTTTCAGGGCTGCCGTACCCCCACCGCCCACGTCCGGGATGCTGTCGTCACCTTGGACGTAGCCCTGTCCGGGCGCAACCATGCCGAGGTGGAAGTCGGACTCAGCAGGAGCGGCCTTGCCAGGTCCCGTCGTGATCGTCCCGGGATCGATGTCCTTACGAGGCATTACCTACACCTCCTCGCATACCCGGTCTCCAACGAGCAGCAGGAGGTTCCGTGTCCGGTACACCCCCACGCTCATACGGTTCTCGGTGTCGTTGAATCGCACGTTGTTGTCCGTGTCTAGTTCGACGAACTGGGACAGGACGACCAACAGAAGCTCGTCCTTGCGGAACAGAAGGCCGCCGTCTACCCCAGGAGTGTCCTCCACAGCCCTTGCCACGTAGGGGAAGAACACCTTGTGCCGGGTCGCCCCGTACAGGGGCTGTGACAGGATGGTCGGGCGGTAGGCCGTCTCGTCCATGTACGGGTAGAAGGCCCTGAACTCGAAGTCCTTGCGGGGCTTCTCCTCGTTGGCCGTGCCGCCGATCTCCTGCACGTCCTGACCGTCTGCCGGTACGAAGGGGTGCAGGGACAGCAGGCCCGTATCAGCGTTGAAGTCGTCCACCGTGATGCTGGCCGTGGCACAGAAGAACCACTCTCCCGTGGTCCCTGCGATCTCGTCCGGGTCCAGCGGGGAGCCGTCATTGATCGGGATCTGGTCCAGCGGGGCCACATAGGGGAAGGCCGTATCCACGGACCCCATGCCTACCTGACCCGTCCACAGATTCTCCGCCATCAAGAGCGGCTCAACGTGCAACGTGGTGGGCAGCGTGCCGTCACCCGTCGTTCCGATGTCCCCCTCCTTGACGCCCGCCGTTTGCGGCGAGTTGGAGCGGAAGTACACGGCGACCTGGTAGCCACCGCCCGATGCACCGTAGTTGGGGATCGGGTCCTGCGGGAAGTACTGCACCTCACAGAGGCACTGGTCATCGGACAAGTGGGCTGCTGTCACGACCTTGCGCTGGCTGTCCCCGAACGTGGTGGCTGTTTCGTCCACCGCCACGGGGGCTCCGGCCACTAGGTCCTCTACTGCCACGGAGTTGCCCCCGATAGGTCCGGTACCAGGAGCGTAGCCCCGAATACGCCGGGGCGTATAGATGTCCGTGGTCGTCCGGCTCACCACCTCGTCCGTCACCGGCACACCAGGGTGTCTGTCCCCAACCGCATGGCCCGAGGTATTGTTGGCCGTGTAGTCCAGTTGGATCTCCCTGTACCCGAACCGGAACGCCGGGGCTTCCAGGGTCTCAAAGTCGTTGGGACGCTGCGTGACGTCGTTCTCAAGGAGCGGGCCAGGCCCAGCACCCTCGATGTGGCCGTAGACAGCGACGTCCGGGACCAGATGCATGTCCGTGGTGTCTGTCGCTCCCACATCGCCGTTCGGATAGGTGATCTCCACCTCGACGAAGATCCGCCGTGGCGAACCGCTGAAGGGTGCGGCTACCCTGCCCACCATCTGGTAGTTCAGGTTGCCGGGGTCTCCACCGTTCACGACTCGGTCGTTCTGGTCGAGGTTGACTGTCAGGTGACCTGTGCCCAGGCCCTGCACGAGACCCATCTCCACTTCCTGCGTACTTACGGGCGTCCCGTGGTGTCCGTCGTCGTGGTAGATGCTCAGAACGTCCGTGATGACTGTTCCGGGCGGAGCAAAGTGGGTGAAATTGGGCACGCCCCCGAAGGAACCGCCTCCGCCTGTTCCACCGTCAAAGACTCCGCCGAGGGTCGTCACGTCCAGGTTGCCGAGGTCCAAGTGGAGGACGTCGCCCTCGTACCATGTGATCCCCGGCCCCGCCTTGGTGACGTACTTGCCGGTGTTCACCGTGCCAGGGGCCACGATGGGCCCAGCCGGACGGTCGCCCGGGTAGAACGAGAACACGACCCGCTCCACAACGGACTGAGACCCGAACCGGCGGGCAACGTGATCGAAGTCCCGGATACCCACGCCCCGAGGGGTGTCGCCGGAGGTGTTGTTGTTGCCGTCGGCGATACGCCCGATCTCGTTGCAGATCAGGTAGCGGGTGGACACATCCCCAGAATCCCCGCCGAGGTCCTGCTTGCTGGCCGTGTCCATCTGCCAAGTCCGCAGGTTCCCATCCATGAGGGACTGCATCTGGTACTGGACCTCGCTGGCCAGGTCCACACCGGGGAAGATGACGTGCCGCCGCAAGTCGAGGACGTTTCTCTCAGTGATGACGTCACAGTACTCAGCGTCGGGCCTGTCGGACGCTCCCGCCGAGATCGGCCCGATGACACCGTTGTACCCACCGTGCTGGTAGGTCGGGGCACCGTTGGCGTTGGACACGGGCTCAAAACCCCTGATCACAGCCGCCGCGTCCGAGGCGTCATTGTGACGGAACAGGAAGGCGATGCCGATGGCGTACACGAAGCCGTCCACCGACCCGAGGTCCTTGGCCGCCTGCTCCGAACCGTCTCCGGCGATCCACAGACCCGAATCCTGGATGCCGTACTCCACGGCGGAGGAATTGCCCCACACGGTTGCCTTGTCTGCCGGAACGAAGGGGTAGAAGCGCCCACCGCCCACGTTGACCGCAGAAGCCACGTCGCTCCGGGTGCCCTGTGCGTACACAGCGGCAGAGGGTCCGGCGAGCTTGTTGGAGAACCCGTCTGGGTGCTTCTTCCAGTTGATGGCCTCAGTCGCTCCGGTGTGCCGGATGCGGTACTGGATCTGACCCCGTTGGGCTGTCTCGGCGTTCACGACCGGATCGACCATCTGATCGTCCAGCCACGTAGGCTCAGGGGAGAGCACGTTGCCGTGTCGGTACAGCTTGTCCTGCCCTGTGGCGGGCTTGTTCGTCCTGTCCGCCCCACCTGTAAAGATAGGCCCAGACAACGCCAGAGCGCCCGCTGCGGCGGTCTCCGCAAGGGAGATGGTGTTCCCACCCACACCGGCCTCGACGGCCTGTAGGACTACGGTGTCGGAGTAGGGCCGTGCCGCTACGAGGGTTGCGAAAGAGTTGGTGGCCAGGTTGACCGCTGCGGCGATGTTGATCGCCGTGAGGTTGGCTGTGGCCTCGATCTCAAACTCGTCGATGGCAGGAGCACCAGCTACTGCGGTCAGGACGAGGCCGCCGATGAGAATGGTAGCACCCGCCGCCAGGAGGCTGATGTCCGTGATCTCCACGTAGCCCGTCGCCTTGGGGCTGGGTGCCACGAGTGCCCGGAACACCTCCAGGAACAGGAAGTCCGTCCGCTTCACGGTGCCGTCGGTGCCATCGTAGATGGTCGGCGACTCCAGGGTGATCAGGTTCCAGCCCTCGGTGCGGGTGTACGTGTACTCCACAACGATGGGCATCCCGGCCACGATGGCCTCAAGCCGGGGCAGGAGGATAGCGTTGAGCAGCGTCCTGTCCGGGAGGATGCCCGACCCGTCGTCCGCCTCGCCACCGCCTACGGACCCACCGATGGATCCTACGGAATCACCGCCAACAGACTCACCCACGGACCCGCCCACTGAGGTGGGTTCACCGACGGAACCGTAGGCACCGCCCAAGGAACCGATGGAGTCACCCACGGAGCCGGAGCTTGGGGAGTCATCCACAATGCCGTCGGGGGCATGCTCCAGAACGTAGTCACAGAGGGAGTCGTAACGGGTCTGACCCCGCAACCAGCCGGAGGGAACCTGCCAGCGGCGGAGGAGGTAGTTCTCGAACCAAGCGGCGTCCTGCCCAAGCTGAAGCTCTGAGTCCAGAACGGGCTTGCCGGACTGCCAGATGATGGAGTCGAAGGAACGGTCGCCCGGACGCACGTATCGGGACACGGTGTTGGGTGTCTGGACCGTTGCGTCGGACTCATTCAGCCCGGGATAATGCTTGTCGTGGTCCTTTACAGCCATGCGTATCCCTCTTCAGCCCAAACTAGAACGTGAAACGCCAGGTGATCGTCAGCAGAGCCGTGGAAGGCTTGGTCACCACCCCAAAGGTGAGGTAGTTCGCCATCAGATCCTTGGCACTCACGTCGATGGTCGGGTCGTAGTCTGTCGGCCCGTTCTCGATGGGATTCTGCACTGCCGGGTTGTCCGAGTACGGGCTGATGACGCCCATCTCGTTCAACGGCCCCACCGCCTCTGCCTCCCCGTAGGTCGTCGTGAAGTCCACGATATGTGTGGGGTAAGCCACCGCCACGCCACTCTCGTCCCTGAAAGTGGACGAGGCGAACGCCTTACGCTGGATCTCACTGTTGAGGCGGCGCTGCTCTTCCGTCGGTGCATCCGGGGAGAGGACGTTGCCTGTAGCCCCGGTGCCGATGGTCAGCATGCGGAGACCGTTGTTGCGGTTCGCCACAGGCTGCTGGCTGTCCTTCATCTGACGGGCGGCCAGAATCCCGGCGTCCAGCGTGATGACGTTCTCCCGCTCGAAGTGATGCAGCACATCTCCCGTCCGGGCATCCGTCATGTGGAAGATGAAGAACCCTCTGGGCTTACGAACGGTCTCCGCGTACCGGAACTCCAAGCCCATCTTCATCCCGGTCTTGGGCCGGGGGAAGCGCTCCGTAAGGGGTCGTCGGTTCATTGTGTCACTCCTCCTATCAGGCCGCTCTCATAGCCCGACTATTGTTACGGGCCCACCGGGATCAGGGTGAACTCGATCAACTCGTCCGTCGGCGAGGGCCATGTCTCTTCCAACGGGGTCTCGGTCGTACCTGCGCTGCCGGTGCTCTCCCCTACACTACCAGCCCCGCTCAGTACGGAGCGCAACCTGATATGCCATTCGACACGCTGCTCGATGTGGCCCTCTCCACGTCCGGCCACCGCATTGTGGGACGGAGCGTTGGGCCACAGGACAGCAGATCCAGGTCCCAGCGTGCCTCCCAAGGGGGCCTCACCGATGACCTTGCCTGTGTCATCCACTACCGGCCCCATGTATCCGCCGCCCGAGGCGTACAGGAACTGCCCCGGCATACCGCCGCCCTGCTGGACCTCAAAGGGCACAGCCTTCGGGACGGGATAGGGCTGCCAGAACATGGTGCCGCTGAACTCGTACTCCTGCCTGTCCTCGCAGAACGGGTGGATCAGGTTCGTGTCCCCGCCGTTGTCCACCTCGTAGAAGGAGAGGTCCTCGTACTGAGTGCCTGGGGTGTCCTTGAACCCGGCGATGGGGTAGCCGCCTACGGAGGCCCCTGCACCCACGGAATCGTCCGGCCCAAGTCCCGTCGCCCCGACTGACTCGTAGTACTCTGCCTCTCCCACCATGCTCTTGGGGATCGGCGGAGTGCCCTCGTTCAACAGGGTCACGCCATCCAGGAGCGGCTGGTTGAGCAGGTAAGTGTTCGTTACCGGCTTGCCAGGGATGAACACGACGGTGACAGAGGCGTGGTCGCCGGAGAACGTGAGTTCGTTGCCCGCCGAGTCCGTCCCCAACGTGATCAGTTGGCCGTGTTCACCGAGGGTGAAGTCCTCGTGGGTGAAGATGGTCTCCCCGTCCACGACCTTCCAGATGCTATCGGCATACAGGTGTGCCGGACGCAGGGTCACCCGCTTGTTGTCCAGCGTCTGCACGCTGACCGTCTCCATCGCCCTGTCCCGGGTGATCTCCCCGCTGGCGATGACATTGAAACGGTTGAGGAGCATGCCCGTCGGGGCGAAGAAGTCCTCGGTCGGCACCTTGAAGAGACGGTAGCGGACGTAAGACCATCGCTGCTGTGTGACACTCTCCCACTGAGGAGCGCCCCACTGGACGAACCCGAAGGTCGAGGAGACCGTGGGGATGTCCCCGTACAGCATGTTGATCCAGGCCGCAGAGGGTTCCGATGTCGTCGTGATGAACCCGGAACCCGGGACACCCGGCGTCGAGGGCACGTAGTACGGGGGAGCCGGAAGATCAGGCCGGTAGACGGAGACACCCCAACCAGGCGTCCGCAAGATGCGGACATCCATGATCGTCTGCCAGTCCATGGGCTCGATGACAGGCCCCACCTCGGACGAGTTGGATGCCGTCGTGGTGTCCGTCCGGGGGATCTCCCAGTTGTCGATGTTCGAACGGTCGCCGCCTCTCCACACACCCAACGTGCGGAGGGAGCCCAAAGGCTCCATCATCGAGTAGGAGAGGGAACGCCACCGCACAATGCTGGCCGTCCCACTTGTCGCCCCGGCTCCGAACAGGCAGCGGGATGTTCCCGTGCCGCCCCCGAAGCTGGTCAGCGAGAGTGTGGGGCTCTGGATCGTGTCATCAATGGACAGGACGACGCCACCGTTGCTGGCCACGACTCTGTAGGTGTGGAACTCCCCGTCATCCCAAGCGAATACGAAGGAGTGGATGGTGCCGCCCATCGAATCCACGAGGGCCACACGTCCAACCAGGAGCCGGACCTCCACGTAACCGTGGAAGGGGGCGTCCTCCGCCTCTCCAGCGAAGAAGATCCCGGTGTCATCGCCGACCGCTGTGTAAGAGTCCACAGCCAGACGGGCCTCAAGGATCCGGTCACCGCCGTCCGGCACGTCCGGGTTAGCCGTCAAGGAGGCCGAGTACCGATGGATCTGCCCTGCCTCAACCGTCGTGACCAGGTCGGCCTCGTGGGAAGCGGCGGAACCGTCGGAGGCGGCCACCAGGGCCCAGCCCTGGTCTGTCGGTAGGAGCATCCCGGCGATGCTCTCCACCGGAAGGTCGATCAACCGCCTGTACGGGTGGGAGAAGCCTTCCCTGTACAGGAGCGTAGCCAGCCGGACCTCTCTCGTCCCATCATTCAGGACGATCTCAGCGTCTCCGGCCCCCAAGTTCCCCGAATCGGCATGATACTGTGCCCGGAGGTCCAAGTTGGAGTCTTGGGTGAAGAACGGCTCGATCCTTTCGTAACTGTACCCGAAGTTTAGGGATGCATTGGCCGATGTGGACTTGAGAAGCAAACTCCCGCCCGAAGTTTCGGCAAACCCGAACGCCTGACGGGTAAACCACTCGTCGTCCGTGTCCAATTCCGGCAGGAGATCCATGTTCGTGGCGGTCGTGAGGGCGTGCCCTCTGATGGTGCTGGCGTCCGGTACAACGCCGTAGCGGACGAAAGACCATGTGCTCTGATTCTTAGCTGCTCGGCTAACACCACCCCAAAACGCCTGCCCCGTGTAGTCCGTAGACAGAAGCAGTGTGGTATCAGCGGGTTGCGGGACGGTCGGGGCTGTTCCGTCCAGGGTGACCAGAGTCATTGTGGTCGACCCGGACATGGTGAGCACGGCGCTCTTCGAGTCTGGGTCCACCGTCAGCCGGTAGGATGCCAGGCTCTCGCTCCACTTGGTCTCAAAGTAGAGTTCCGGGTCGTTGTTCCCGTAGTGCCGGACGTTGGCCGGGAACGTCCCGGAGATCGTGAGGGTGGTGGTCCCGTCACACTGGGCCACAGCGTTGGTGATCGTGTAGACGCCAGCCTGCGGCCCGGTGAGGATCTGGAACTGTGCGCTCGCCGCCAACCCCGAGGGGATCTCACTGGTGGTCACGGAGAGCGTGCTCTGGGTGAGCAACGTCGCCGTGGTGTGCCCGATCTCCCAGGAGGCAAGCTGCTCCGGGTATCTCGGGTCCAGAATCATCCCGACGTGCTCAAGACCGTTGACCAGCAAGGCCCCGGCCATGAACAACTCGTAGTTGTTGTGGATGCCGAAACCGACCCCTGTGAACACACCGTCCACCGTGTAGGAGTCCACAATGAACCGGGCCACCATGTTGATGGTGGAGGGGAACGTGAGGTCCACTTCCCGCCAGTACAGTGCTGCGTCTTCGTTCGAGTCATCGCTGACTGTGTAAGTGCCGTCGCCGTTGGGTGCCCCACCGTCGGTGCCTGTGAGGATCCATACGGGGTCGTCCAGCAAAGGATCGACGATCCCCTCGTAGGCTACAGACACGCCCTCGGGCATCCGCTCAAAGGCGTCCGTGGACGTGCGGAAGGGGCTCTGGTTGAGCAACAGGGTCGTCGGGCTGTTTGTCAGCGCCGAGTAGTCCCGCTCGAAGCCCATGTAACGGTGACCGATGTGCAACGGGGTCGGATTGACCAGCGGCCCCAGGACGGTCCCGAAGGGGAACCTGGTGATCGAGGCCGCACCCTTCGGGTGAGTGGCGTCCTGGACGGCGTAGCCAGGGTGTACGGGGAAGGTGTTGCCCTTGTCCCTGTCCCACTGGTTCAGCACGAGGCCCTCAGTGTTGAGCGCCTGGAACTCCATCACCGGCTTCTTCTGCCACTTGTAGTCGACCTGGACGTCGATCATCCCCGGCGGCATCAGCGGGATCGGGATCGTAGTCCACACCTGACCGATCCAGGGGTTCACGTCCTCAACTTCGATGGCCGTCCCGTTGACCAGGACAGACACGTCCTGCTTCGTGGCTGGGGTAGCGTCACCCCAATCCTTGACCAGCGGCCCCTTCTCCGTCAGGAGGGTGTCCCTCGTAGCCGTCGTGGAACCTGTGAAGGTGGACGTGTGCTCGTGGGCGAAGTTCCACACCCCCGAGAAGACCGTTTGTGTGGCCGTGACATTGACATCCCAGACCTGAACGCCGTCTACCCGCACTGCCTCGGCAGGCATCAACCAGGTAACCCGAGGTCCGTCCTCAGAGGGTTCCGTGAAGTTGGAGAGCGCCGTGGACATGAGCGGGTGCTCATTCCACAGGACGGTGTAGATCCCCGCCAGCATGTTGCGGACAACGGAGACCGTGTTCGTACCGGACAGCCAAGCGGCCTCGACCTTCAGGGCATAGGCACCGCACTGCACTGTGATCCAGTAATCGTCGAGCACCTTGTTGAAGGTGAGTTCGATCCTGACCCCTGTACCTACCGGGCCGTCCTCCACCGTGAGCGTACCCAGCCGGAAATCCGCCAAGCCGCTCAGGGGCGGCGAGTATGTGGCCTGCTGTGCGTTGAACGTAAAGTCCACCCGCATGGTCGAGTCTGGCAGGAGATGGTTGTTGTAGGCCCCCGCACGCTCCCGGAACTCCCAACCGTAAGCCCGTGTGGAGTACCGGAGCAGCCGGAGGTAGTCACCTGGGAGGGACGCCCCGCCCAACGGGTTCAGTTCCTCACCGTCACAAGTCTCGGACGCCGACGGGAGTGTGGACCCGTCATAGGTCTGTGAGTAGGCCGGAGACACGTAGGCCGTGTACTCCAGTGAAGTCATGCCCATAACGGACAGGAAGCTCTCGGTGTAGTCCCCGCCGTAGGGGAACTCTGCCGAAAGCGGCGTCAAGAGCACCGGGAACTCCGGCGAGGACTCAAACCTGTAGGAGCCCATATCCTCCAGGGAGTCTCCAGAACCTACCGACCCGCCCGTGGAACCCACAGACGCCATCGTCGCTGAACCCCCACCAGGGAGCATCGGGTAGCGCCACTTGAACAGAAGCTGCTCACCGTTCCCGGACGGGGTCACCTCGTAAGGAGGCGCTGCCCCCCTTGTCAGGAGCGGGATGGTGATCGGTAGGAGGGGCGAACCGTTGAGGTCCGTCGGCCCCACCGCACTGATGCTGTACGCTCCGCCCTGTGTTGTGCCCTTGTGCCGCACGATGACGGACGTCGGGGCTGCAAGGCTATCCCAGGCCCCAATGCTGCCACGGGTGCCCACAGTGACAGACTCGGTCTCTGTGGTGGCGGCATAGCTCATCGCCGTCAGGATGTACGAGGCGGGGTCTAAAAGGGCCGGGTTGTCCTCGTCCATCTCCTCGGAGAAGAAGACCTCGATCTCCCACGCAGAGATGCTGACCGCTCCGGTGATCCGGGGCGGGACTGTGTCGATGCTGCCGTAGGAGCCTAGTCCGTAAGGGTCGCCACCGTAACCGCCCTCAAGGGCAAGGTCAGGAGCGCCGCCCAGGTCCAGCACACAGCCGTAAGGGCCAAGACCGTAGGGCGTGCCAGCCGGAGGGGCCTCGTAAGGGCTAGAGGCCCACCCCACGCCGCCAAAGCCCGCACCCACCGGCTGTGTGGAGCAGTCCACAACGGTCTCGCCAGGTAGGGGGAATGGACCGAACCCGTAGACGCTTGTGCCAAAGCATTCTGCGGGGTCAGTGGTGTGAAGCTCACCCGCCATGGGACCTCATCAGACTGAGTACCAGACCCCGGAGTAGTAGCAGAGGTTGAAGGCTGAGTTGTTCACAGCCATCGTATAGGCCCCACCGCCGCCGAGGCTGGCATCGAACACGTTACCCCCGCCGCCTGTCGTGAGGGTGATGTTGTTGACCGCAGCGTTGCCCCCCGCATCCTTCACTGATGCGATCTGGCCCTCAGAAGGGGAAAGCGGCATGTGAACCGTGGGGGACACGAGGGTCGTATCGGCCAGGACGAGGCGGTTGTCGTTCGTCATCTGGTACGGAGTCGCCGAGGCCAGAGGATGCACGTCCCAGACGTTGCCGCCTCCGCCGCCCCCGCCCCCGATGAAGTAGCCACCCTGGATGGTGACGTTGCCACCGATGGAGGTTACGTCGCCCGATGCCTTGGCGGTCGTCCCCCGTGCGTACACTGTGATAGTGCCCGTGGTGTTCGAACCGTCGAACACCACGTCGCCGTCGAGGCTGCTGTGGGCCAGAGTGGGCTCAAACGACTGGGTGGATCCCGTGGGACACTCGTACCGGAGGGCCCCGCCTGATGCACCCCCGAAGGAGTGGGTGAACGTCAAGCCCAGGTCCCCTTGCACACGGGCACCCCAGCCGCTGGCGTGATACCCCTCCAGGATAGAGTAAAGAAGGAATGAGGTGGCGTCTGCGCCTTCTGCGATGTACCCGGAACCGCCTGTTGCGGTAGACCGGACCAAGATCCCCAAGCATCCATCTTCGAGGGCTGCCCCACTGTAGGAGAAGCTGTCCTGAGTGCCGTTGAAGGCACTGTCGAAGGCGATGAATCCGCCAAGGCTCCCAGGACGAACCCCGATACCGCAACCCTGCGTGCCAAGCTTTGTGGCCGAACTCAGTGCTGTGAAAGCCACGATGCCGTCGAGGCCCAAGGCCGGGTACGTGTTGGCCTCTGCACTCTCCAGTTGGATGCCGTTGATGGCACAGTACTCGAAGGCGCTGGCAGGCGTCGTCATGCCACCTGTCGCCAGGTGCATGCCCTGTGCGGAGCCAGAGGGGACCCTCACAGTTACGGAACCGACCCGGAACAACTCCGTCGCCAGGAGCATCAGGGAGGCAAGCCCTGCGTCCCTTGCTGCAAGGTGAATCCAGGGCTTGAGGTCCAGGGCTTCCTCGTAGTAGCCCGGGGCCACCATGATCCAGTAGGGGTCCAACTCGGACGGGGCAGGCTCACCCCGACCTACAGCGCCCTCTGCGTAGGCGATGGCGTCATTGATGGATGAGAAGTCGCCGAATCCGACCGCCCGGATACGGAACCCGGACTGGTCACGGGCCACCGAGTCAGGCCCCGGCATGCGGATGATGTTGTCGGGGTCATTCGGATCCGCTGACCTGTCACGCCCCCTGTTGGCATCCACGTACAGGACACGCCCGCTGGTGGAGGTGCGCCGGACGAGTCCCATGATCCGCTGAAGGTTCTGGTTCTGGTCGTTGGCCCAGCCTTCGGGGCTGGCGTCCACGGGTACGACGCCGGTCTGATCCCGGCGCTCACCCGCTGCCACGAGCTTGATGTCGCCGAACGTAGTCATGAGCCGCAGACGGATGAATGTCGTCGCCTCTGTCGGCAGCCCTGCGTCTACAACGAGGCGGAGAAGGTAGGCCCCATCCCAGTCGATGTTGAACTTGCAGGTCCGGGAGGTACTCCCCTCGGGGGGTAGAAGGGCGGCCAGGGAAGGCGTCCCGTCAAAGTTGTTCCCGGAAGCTGACACCGGGCCGGAGGAGTCCGGGGTGAACGCCAACGCCCAACTGTAGCTGTTCGATTCGTAGACGGACTCACAGACAACCTGATACCCCTTGCGGAGATCGTCCCGGCTGGAATCCGTCGTGACCGACCCGACCTGGGTTCCCCCGGGCGAATCGTATAGGGTAACTCGGATGCTGGCAGGCATAGCTTCTCCTCACGGTCTCCGACCTCATACAGGCCGGGGTATAGGCCAATCAGCGGAAGAAATAGGACGAGACATCGTCCGCCCTACTCCTCGGCACCTGCACCCCCAAGCGGTCCACCTGGACCGTATAGCTCTGGTCCGTTCTCTCAACAGGCATCCTCGTCTGGAGGCGTAGGATGCTGTGGGCCACCCGGACCTGCGTGAACGTAAAGAGGGTGCCGTCCACGGTTCCAACGGGGCCGCCGTTGAGCCCAACCAGGGTCTTCAAGCGGTAGCTCCCTGCGTTGGATCCCTCCGTGATCGTCAGGATGTCACCCTCGGGGGCCAGAGCCCAGTTCTGGGAGGTGTCTGTCAGAACGTCCCCTGCTACCGTCACCGTGCCGCTCAGGCCACTGACCGTCGTGTAGGCCCGTGCGGTAGCGTCGTCCCCCACAGGAAACGCACGCACCTCATCCACCACGTAGTGGCCGATCTGTCCCCGCCCACCGACGGACGAGTTAGGCCCTGCCTCAATGAAGAGGTCCGCACCAGGCAGCACCTTGGCGAAATCCCTCGTGGCGTCGCTGAACAAGGTGCGGTCGTTGAGGGACACGCCCTCTGTGCCGGTGATCTGCCTGGAGCCCAAGCAGTACCGCCGCCAGTCCTGGTAGTAGTAAGTCTCCATGTCCAGCGTCATGCTGTCCGAGAAGAACGGGGCGAAATTCTCAGTGAACAGGAAGCGGAAATCGTAGAGCGTGTGGGCGGGTTTGAGCGCCCGCATCACGATCTCCAGGTTGTTCACGAAGGTGAAGGGGTCTTCGGGGAAGTCCTCCAGCGTGATCTCAACCCCTCCAACCGTGATCGTCCGGCTATCCGTGACGCTGATCTCGAACGTGTGCTGATCGGCCCACGTCCAGGCCGAACCAGGCGTCGTCCGGGCGGCGACCGACTTCTCTAGGACCTGGACGATGCCGTCTGTCAGAAGCTCAACGCCGGACTTGATCGTGGCCGTGGTAGCACCGGCCAACAGAAGCTCCACCATCCTCTGGAGGAACTCCCTGTAGGTCAGGTCGCCGCTGATCGACGGCCAGTCACCTGTTCCTGCCCTCAGTCCGGCGTCGGGGAACACCATGGCCCCGATGATCTGGTACAGGACCTCCGACCGGGTGTAGTCGTAGCCCGAGTCAGAGAAGATCTCCTGTGCTGTCACCTGGAAGTCGGCGATCCGCTCCGCCGCAGCCTGGAACTGGATCGTGTAAAGGGGGCCGGTGATCTGCGAGACGTAGTTGCTGGGCAACACCTGGAGGAAGGCCGCCATGATGCGGTCGACCTGCCCCCGCACCTGTGTCTTACGGGGCTGGCTGTCTTCCCCAAACGGGGCCGGGTTCTGCGGTAGCAGTCCCGGGACGACGTTCTTGTCAGCAGGCTTGTCAGCCATCAGTCAGCCCCCGTTACTCGTGCCTTGTAGTCCGTGTCCTCGTCGTAGGCGAACTCCAGGTCGCCGAGGACAAGGTACTCCGTCGGCCCGGGCTCGATGTTCTGGACCCCGCTGTCCGAGTAGACCGTGTACGTCACCGTGTACTCACGGGACGAAGGATCCTCGCTGGCCGGGAGGCACACCAGGATGCGTCGGGACGTTTCCCCTGTATATCCGGGGATGTCCACGCCATCGTTGCCGATGATGTAGGCCCCGTAGTCGGCGTTCTTGACCGGGATGCCGTTGTAGTTGGGGGCCGTCTCGTACAGGGTGAACGGGTCATCGCTCCCGAACACGCCCTTCACGTCGTTGCTCTCTCCGCCTGAGTTCATCGTGCCGGACTCCAGCGGGGTCTCCAGGATGTAGACCGACCTGACGTCGCTCGACCAGCCCTCGATCTTCGTCCAGTTGGCGGCGTCCGCCGTCGGGATCTCCTCCCGGACAACCAGGGAGCCATCAGTCTTGGCCACCTCAATGAGCGGAAGGTTGACGTAGGACACACCGGCCACGGCGTCGATGACGTTGATCACGTCGGACATGCGGACGGGTTGGCCCAAAGACAAGGCCCCGAAGAGGCGGCCCAGGGCGGTCCTGACCAGGCCGTCGACCGTGCTCTGAACGCTGCCCTTCGTCATTACGATGGTCGCTGCGATGTCCACGCCCACCGAGATCGCTTCCTTCGTCACAACGTCCGCCGTGATGTGGCGCTCGTCGTCCACCTCACCCTGCACAACGGACACGATGGAGTTGGTGCGGTAGGTCACAACGAAGTTCTCGTCGTGGCTGTAGTCCACGACAACGGTATCTCCCGAGGAGATCCTGGAATTGGGGGTCAGGATGAACCCAAGCGGGTTGTCGCCGCTCTCTGGCACGAACGTGTAGTCGGGGTCCCCGTCGGGATCCAAGGGACTCGTGAACTCCGTCACCCTGTCCACTGTGTAGATCGCCACCGTCAGCGGGTTGATGCCCAGGTTGTTGAGGTACTCGGTGCCCTCCAGCACAACGTGGGACTCCCCAGACACCTCGATAGGCTCCCCGGAGGGGACGGTCAGGTCCGCCGCCCCTGTGATGGGGTCGATGACCTTCAGGTAGTCCCCGGCCTCTGTGGATCGGCCCAAGCCCAACGGGTAGCCGCCCGGGTAGAGCTTGTACGCTGTAGAGGACACAACCCCCGTCACGCCCCCCTGCAAGGACAGAACGTCGCTCACCGGCTGACGGGGGAACACGTAGCGGTCGCTCGTGCGATAGCGGTAGGCCCCACGGAACACGTCCGTGACGCTGACGTTGGCCGGGTCATTGTAGGCGGAGGACAGTTGGATGCCGTCCGGCGGGATGATCGTCACGTCCGTAAGGTCGAACACCCGGCCCGTCGTCTCGTCCGTGAACTGGAAATCCCAGGTGGGCTTGTCCAGCATCTCGATGAGGGGGTTGTCGGTCGTCAGGCTCGGGTTGACCGCCCGGAACTTGAGGTTCTGGATGTTCCCCACGGGCTCAAACTGGCCGTACCTGTCAGCCGCCTGCACGATCTCAAAGCTGAAGGCGAAGCTGTCGGTCACCGTGGCCAGGTTCTGCCCCCGGACCCAGACGTCCACTTTGCCGCCCGTGTGCCGCTGGAGGTCCGTGTCCCAGTCCCGCTGCATGAGCGGGTGTCCGGCGTCTACGACGTTGACCTGGAGGACCCCCGGCGTGTCGATGGCGATCTGCGTGTAACCGCGGTACCGACCCGAATCCACAGAGGACAGGAGGCCGTCGGCCCGGACTGCAAGCTCCCGGTTCGACTCTTCGTCCCGGCCACCGAACGTGGCGGCGCTGTTGGCGCAAAGCACACCAGGAGGGCCGTCCACCATGGTGTTGATCTGACCCGCCGCCAGGTTCCCTGCGGTTCCGGGCTGCTCCGCCTGGATGAACACGGTGATCGAATACCGGCCCGTGGCGGGGTCGTAAGAGGACCCCGCACCGGACGGGGTGATCTCACCCGAAGAGGTAGCCCTGAAGCTCGCTGACCCGCCCTGAGCCTTCTGTCCGATGACAACAGTACGGGTCGTGTTGGGGCGGGCTGTCGTGAAACACGCCAACTCTCCCCGTGCCCTGGACCCTGTGTGCCGGATAACGCCCCTGCGGGACGCCAACTGGTCGAAGGCGTTATTGATCATGTTCTGGACGTCGATGTCCGTCCGCAAGTAGAACGACTGCTTCAACGCCAGCTTGTAGGCCGACTGCGTGACCGGGATGGGGTCTCCCGTGTTACCGGGGTCGTCAATGGCCAGCAAGGTGGCGAACGACTGGGCCGCCTGCAAGAACCCGATGATGAACCGGATCCGCTCGGCCTCCGTGGCGAAGGGCTCGATGAAGGTGTCCCGCAGGACTGTTCCCGGCTTCACGTCCAACTCGGGCTGCGTCCTGTAGATGGAGAGCACCGTGTCCTGCACGATCTGCTGGTGTGTGACTACGGGAAGCTGCGTGATCGCCGGGGTCACGATGATCGGGTCTGCCGCCACCTCGGGGCTGAAAACGGACTCGTACTCCGCCCCATTGATCAGGTAGACCGCTGTGACAACGTAGTACAGGGGATCCGTCTCCGGGATGGCCAGGAACTCCGAGTTCGGGATGGCCGGGTTCTGCGAGGACGTAGACGTAGAGCGCCTGTCGTGCGTGAACGAATACCGGGTGATCTGGCTGATGGCGTCCACCTGGAGGGTGGTCTTGAACCGACTCACCGTCTCAGGGATGCCGATGACCTCGTTGTAGTCCGCCTCGATAGGAGCGTTGAACTTGTCGACCTGCGTGCCCTGCACCCGGAAGTAAAGCGGGTCGGCTGCTGCGGACCCATCCAGGTTGGTCGCCACCGTGGAATCGACGGTCAGTTCGCCGAGGGTGCTGGTGTCCTCTACGATGTCCCCGGTCGAGACCATCTCGGTGTTGAGCCGGTAGTAGCCGGTCGTTCCACCGCCAGGAGACACAGAGGCGTAGAAGTGATAGCCCACGACGTTGCTGTCGTCGATGCCGTCCACATGAACGGTGATGATGCGGTCGCCCCGTTCCACGTAGATGCCCGAGGGTGCGATGACCAGGGCCTGTACGTCCCGGTCGAGGGACAGAATGGCCTCCGCCGACGCCGGGTTCGTTGTCGACCCGCTGGAGAGGATGGAGCGAACGAGCACGGTGTTGCTACCGGGCAACAGGTTCAAGCCGTTGGGGTACGCCGACGGGTTCGGGACGGTGAACGAGGTCCCCTCGAACAGGATCATGTCCGGGTCAGAGGTAAAGGCGGCCCCTCGCACGGAGACCTGCATGTCCACCGTGAGGGCGTCCATCGTGCCTGTGAAGAACCGGGAGGAAATGTCTGTCGTGAAGATGAACTCCTCACGCAGCACCCCATCCGGGCCCAAGAACTTGGGTGTCGCCATTATCTGCCCCCGTTAATCTGGGCCACAGCCGAGTTCGGGATGTTAACCACGTCCTTCTCGGCCAACCCGGCGGCTTGTTGCCCTAGCATCAGCCCGTTGGACCCCATTGTCGCCACCACCCCCGGCACCGTGAACACGATGGGAAGGTTGATGGGCTCCGCAGCAGCGTTCTGGACGGTCACATCCAACAGGAACGTCGTGGGGTCCTGCTCGTGCGGGGCCACACGGACGCCCAGGACGGCGTAGAGCCGCTCCTTGAACGTCACCGACTGGTACTTGCTCTGTGACTCTTGGAGCGTCTGATAGCGTGCCAGGGCCCGCCTCACGTCCTCATTCAAAAGGGACGCCACTCCGCCTAGAGCCTTGCTCCCAATTCGGGAACTAATCTGCGACCCGTACCAAGGGAAATAGGGGTTGGAGCCCCTGTCCGTCAGCAGGATCTTCATGACGGCCTGGTACAGGAGGGACTCATTCTCAATCATGAGCGTCTGCCCTGCCAGGTCGTACCTGTAATCGTTCTCAACGTAGGACGCCCCACAGCGTAGACAACGCTGTGGTGGGACCGTGTAGGACACCGCAAAGGTCGGGTTCGTCCGTACCGGCTCGTTGAATATGGGATACCTGTTCGTGATCGTGTCCGGGCGCACCTGGAGCGTCCAGCCAGGGTATAGCCTCCGTCCTGACGCCCGCCACGCCGTACCTGTCCCGGCGCAGTTTCCCACCTTGGAGGGCGTGCCGAACCCGAGGCTTTTGGCCGCCGTGCCCGTCACCTTGACGAAGGAGTCGATCCCAACCCTGGAGGTGTCCGTGAACACGAGGTGCCCGTTGATGCTCTCAGGGAGGGCCACGGTAAACTGCTGGCGCAACAGGTACTGAACAACCTGGTCGGCGGTCAGCCGCTGTACGTTGGACGTACCGAAGCCGACTGACTCGCTGCCCCGAGGCGTCTCTACCGTGAGGGTGTCCTCGTTGGCCGTCAGGTCGTAGGGGCCGGACTCGGAACTGAATAACTGGGCCGACACGTACAGGCCGCTCTGCGGGATGACCAGTTCGTCGTTGGCCACGATCCGCACTGTTCCGGCTCCGCCGACGGGCTGTTTCGTCGGAAGAGACACCCGGTCTGTGCCTAGAGCTACGTTTTCCTCTAGGGTCAAGTGCGGACAGTGCCATGCCAGTTGTACGTCACGACTCATGCGTTACCCCACGGGTCTCATTGAGGGCATGGTATAGGCAGGACACCGGCTCACCCCTTCGAGTCACGCATGGTCTCGGACCCCGTATCCTCGAACGTGAACCGTAGGAAGGACAGGTCCTGCCGTGCCTTAAAGTTTGACACGAATCCGTCGGCGTCCTTTTCATAGAGCACCTCGTACATGTCCTGCACCATGCTCTGCACTCTGAAGGAGGGCGTAAACCTGTCCTCATCGAACGTGGACAGCCCGATGAGCGCCCCGCCGAACGCCTGCATCAACACGTCATCCCGTTCCCGCTCCAACTGTTCCCGAAGGTCACAGAGCTTGATGATCCGCCACTCAATGTCCTGCACCCGCTCCTTGATGGTCTGGTTGGCCCAGGCTCTCATCTGGTGCATGTACCGGACAATCGTGTTGGAATCGTAGGCTCCACGGTCGATCCGGCCACCCTGTCGGGCCGGGGCGTAACCACTGTGCCGGGGCATACCGCCGGAGCCCTGTTCGTACCCCGTGCGCTCCCCCTGCTTGGGGACGGGGTCATTGGTGTCAACGGACCTGGGGGCGATGATGCCGCCGTAGGGGTACTTCTCGGACACGATGAACGTGCCGTCCTCTTTCTCTTCGATCACTTCCGTGGCGTCCGGGTGCAGGAACGGGGAGATGTCCGTCGGGTTGCCGCCCTGTGCCACGTAGGCCCGGATGAGGCGCTCCAAGGAGGAGTTCTTGGTCACAGTGAACCCTGCACGGTCCTCGGTCGCCCGGATATTGCCCTCTGCGTCCTTCTCCGTCTGGTAGGACACGGTCACCATGCCGATACGGATCACCTCGGCGTTGATGGTTGCGATTCTGGCAGCCACCTCACGGCGGTTCCTAAGCAACCAGCTTGAGTAGGAACGGAAGTAGCCAACCGGCCACACCCCCATCTTGGCAAAAGACGCCATGCCTACCTCCTACAACACATCAGGGGGTTCCGTCGGCGGGATCGGAACGTTCTCGGGGATGGCGTCCACACTGAAGATCGGAGCGGGCAAGCTGTCCTGGCTGGACATGGTCTCGCCCTCCCCGGGCTCACCCTCCTCTGTATCCAGGAGCATCCGAATCATATCCATGGCGATGGCGGGTCCATACGGGATCACCACAGCCAAGCCCGCACCGTAAGCCAGGGGACCGTCTGAGGGCTTATTCTTCGCCGACACGAGTTCCGAAAGGACCCCTCCCGTCCCGTCGGACACCAGCGCCAGGGCCGAACACTTCGGGATCTTGAAGGAGTAGCCCAGCAGAGCCTGGATGATGGCGTTGATCCGCTTGATCAGTTGCTGAAGCTCGATGATCCGGGCCTCGATGAACTCGATGTACTTGAGCAACGTGTCCAGCACGGACTTCAGCGACTTGGCGATGGCCTCGATCCAGTTCTGGAACACGGTCAGGAACTCTTCGATGGCCGGGTACTGGTCCAGGAACCGGATTGCGATCCATTCCCCGTCCTCCGGCGACCGGCGAATAGCGGACGCTGCAACCCCAAGGGCCATGGCGGCCTCCTGGTACAGAATCCCTCCCTGGTACTTGGCCAGGAGCCCCCGCACGTAGCAGATGCCGAAAGGCCGGGTCGCCACCTCCAGATTGTCATAGTCCTCAAGCACATGGCGGTTGACCACGAACACGGGGGACACGTCAGCGGACCCCTCCACGCTCTCAAACCCACCGATCCGTGACAGGTAGGGGCCGAACTTGGGGTCGACCAGGATGGAACCGTCCTCCTGGACGCTCTTCTCATACGCACCCAGCACGGAGCGGGACACGGTCGCAAGGAACTCCTCCACATCATCAGCCTCAACGGCCATGGGGAGCTTGAATGAGGTGTCCCCCACGCCGAGGGTAGCTACCAGCATGTCGGGGTCCCGGTCGTAGAAGATGGTCGGCGGACTCTCGAACTTCAGCGTCGGCGTGAACAGGTCCCCGACGATCTCCTCGTTGATGTCCATGCTGTACGGGTTGATCGCCAGCCCCGTGTTCCTGTTGTTGTCTTGCAAGGACTCCAGGGGGCGCAAGAGGCCGGTCAACTGAGGAATGCCCGGGGCCAACTCGGGGTGGACCTCTTTGAAGATGTCTGCCCATGTGACGGTGCGGAGGTTCTCTGTGGCCTCCACGATGGCCTTCTCAGCTTCGGGCATCGGCCCGGTCTTGGAGTAGATGTCCTGAGCCGCCCGGTCGATCTGCTGGAGCAGGTCCGTGCGGAAATCCAACGGGGAGAGGTCCTTCTCCTCGACCTTCTTGCGGTACTCAGGGTACAGCAACCCGTTGAGATGTTGGAGTTTCTCCAACCCACGCCGGTTCTTGACCACCCCACTGATGATCTGTGTGCCCTGCTCGATGGCCTTCTTCGTGTCCGCTGTCAGCGTGCTGTCCAACTGATCGAGGGGAACCAGGTCCGGGCGGGTCAGGAACAGGATCATCAAGGCTGTCCGCAAGGCGTTGAGGTACTCCTCTGAGTACGCCGTCGGGAAGGTCACCGTCCTGGCGTCTGAGTAGGACGACACGAGAAACTCGGAGTCCACGGTCGGAACGACGGGGAGCTTCGGGGCATCCTTGACCTTGCCGAACTCCGGCAAATCATACCGGAACCCGCCTGCGCTATCCTCGGGGGCATTGGACACGGACGTGGCGGCTATCCTCACGTACACCAGCCCTGCGGGCTTATCTTCTACCTCCAGGGTCACTAGGCCCGTCGCCGCATCCATCTTGGGGGTGGCGTGCCACGGCATGTCCTCCCACTTGAGCAGTTCGGAGTACTCTCCCATGGCCCACTGTGTCAGTGACGCCGAAAGAGGCACAAAGAAGGATCGCTGAAGGACGTAGCTGCCTTCCTTGTACAACTCCTCCAGGGGCACGACACTGTTGTCCGGGAGCTTGGCGTAGATCCGGGTCACCCCGTTCTTGACCTTACCGCCGTCGATGTTGGCATTGTAGGCCAAGGCGTCATCCAAGGAGAGCATGGCTGTTCCGCCGTGCAACACGATGGGCCGCCCGTCGATGTCACGGACCTGGCCGAACTCTCTTGGCTGTGCTTGGCCACTGCTGCCTGTATCCTCTGTCCCTCCGGCGGCCCTGGGGCGGTCGTACACGAGGGGAAGGCCGTCCTTGATGGTCGACACCGTGACCAGGAACCCACCAGGCGGAAGCGGCGGGAAGGGCATCAAGGGGTTCTTCTTATTGACCGCAGGAACCTTCCACGCCACCTGTGCCACGTTGGGCGGTGTGCTCTCCAAGGTGAAGAACGACCCGATGTCCCCGAACTGGAGGATGTTGCTGGTCTCAGCAGCGTCCAGGCCGTACTTGAGGCTCGTGATGAACGGGACAGGCGGCCCAGAGGCGTCGCTGTAGGTCTGGTTGAAGTACGAGATCAACTGCTTGATGAACTTGATGAGCCTCTGAATGTCCGAGATGTCCACGGACAGGTAGAAGAAAACGCTCAGGACCTCAGTTCTGCTGGTCACGTCCGGGCGTGTCGGGTCCGTGGTGTCCGTCAACCGTGCAATCATCCGGCGCTCGTACTCAGCGAACCCACCTACGAGATCATCGTAGGGGTAATTCATCAGCTTCCAGTCGCCTGTAATGTAGATCCCCAACTGCCGAAGGTCATGGATCAAGGCCCGGATCTCATCTGCGATGGCCTTAACCAGAGCGGCGATGGGATCCAAGAAGGCGACCAGGAACGCCTTAGCTAGACGCAGGGCGGCCAAGGCCACGTCGAGGGCTGTGATCAGTACCTCGGCGACGGAGTTGATCGTCTCCCGGAGGTCTTCCAGAAAATCCGGGACAGCTAACTGGATTGTCCCCCACTCACCATCAGCCATCAGGCACCTCCACCGCCCCTTTGGAGTCGGACTTGCTGGTCACGCAGGGCGGCCACCTTCTTGATGTCGTCGTCCAGGGCCCCCTCCAGGATGGACTTCAGCCGGAACAGCATGTCCACCTGTCCCTTCAAGGCACCGGAACCGACGAGCTTGGCGTCTTGCTCACCCCAGGACCCAATGTCGATCCCGTCGGCCTTCAACTTGGCCCGGATCTCTTCAAGGGTAGGATTACTCATCGCTCACTCCCTCCACCGTTTCCTCCAGCAAGATCAGACGCTCGGCCTCCGCCAGCCGTTCCGGTAGCTCCTCGTCGAAGCGCCGGAGGGATGCGATGGTGCCGAGTACCTTGTGGGTGCGGTAGGCCAACCAGACGTACCGGACAGGGCGGAACTTGTCGGACGTATCCAGCACAAGATCAACCCTCTCGGGTTCGACGGGCAGCACTTCGCCACCACCGCCTGGGGATGTGTCTGTATAGGCCGTGTAGGGCACCGGAGCCGGGGGTCCCGGAGGCGCTTGGGACAGCAACTGCATAGAGAACCCGTCACCCACACCCGTCAAGCTGTCCAACTTGCTGTCGTGGATCCAGAACCTGCGGTCCAGCATGGACAGGCAGCCCGAGTTGTTCAGGTAGGGCTGGAAGTCCACCTCGCCGACTAGGGATTGCAGGTAGGCGTTGGACAGGACTCCCATCCCGTCCTCAAAGTCCGTCGGGTGCCCCACGTCGATGATGTGCTCATCCCGCTGGAAAACGTAGAAGTTCCCGTACTTTCTCCCGTTGAGCATCGCCCGGAACATCTCGATGATGGACAGCATCCTCTCCCGGATCATCAGGACAAGGTCGAGGGCTTCGTTCGTGTAGAGGCCGGACGGGCGGATGACCTTGTACGAGAAGGGCTGCACGGAAAACTGGTTGCCGTCAAAGGACTTGGAGATCGGGTCCCTCGCCTGTGTAGGCCGGAGGTCCATCTGGCCTTCGTCACCTCCCGTACCAGGCAGGGTCGAACCCGAGATCGTCGGGTAGACGGCATACTCAAAGTCGCCGTCGGCGAACGTGACCGGGGTGAGGGCCGTCCCCGAGTACGTGGAGATGGGCTCTAGCACCAGGTGGGGCTCAACGGCGTCGTAAATTACGCTCTTGACCCGGTAG